ATCAGTTGTCAAGAACCAAGCATTGGTAGCGGTCAAGAAATGGTTAATTGTGTAACCTTCTGGAATTGCACCGTTGTTTTTGATTGCGTTGATATCGTTGTTGTTTGTACCAACACGCAATTCAGTTTCAAGCAAACGAGTTGCAACGAACTGTAATGCTGGTGGAACAATCAATTTACGAGGTTTAGCAGCAATCAACAAACCACGCTCATCTGTCCAGGCAGCGATTTGAATAACAGCGTTTTCCAACGCAGTTTCGTTCAAGTCAGCAGCTGTAGATGGGGCGTTGCTGTTAGTACCACCGTTAACCAATGGGTGTGAAGCGTTGAGTAGTGATACGCCATCACCACCTGTGTAGGCAGAGTTGAAAGCGTTATTCAATACAGCAGCAGCTTTAACCTGTTTGGTGTAAGCCATAGCACGAGCTAGACCTTTGGTGTAGCGAGCTGATAAAGAATCGTAGAGGTTATCTTCGATTGCCTCTTCAGTCAAGCTAAAGCCAAGGGCGATAGTTTCGTGGTTGTAGCGAGCTGTCCATGCTTCTTGAGCATTGTCATAAGCGATGGCAGAGCCTTCGTTTTTGACAGGAGCTGCAGAGAAACCTGACAGTTTTGTTTCTTCTTCAAAAGAACGCTCAGAAGTCTCAGTTTCGTAGATCTCTTTGTGTTCTTCACCGTAGCGAGCATACTCAAGTCCGAACAATGCGTTCAGTCCAGGGAGCAACTCTTTCAGTAGTTGTGCGCGTGAAATAGCCATTTAAAGCTCCTTAGATTAAAGTGTCGATGCCTGACCAGCGGTGTTGTAATACTCTTGAATACCGAAGTTGAATTTAACAACAGCTTCTGGGTATTGAGTAAATACTAACGTGCTAGATGCAGGAATAGTCATTGTGGAAGATGCAGTACCAGTTGGGCTGTTAACTGTTACAGGTGCGCTGTTAAGAACAACAGTAGTAGCACCAGCAGCTGCAGCAGCTGCAATGTAAGAGCCTGTACCAACGTATTGACCGTTAGAAGCAACATAGCCAACTTCTGTACCAACTACCAAAGCTGATGGGATTGCGGAACAAGTGATTGTTACGTTACCAGCAATAGAAGTATAAGTAGCAGTAGTGGAAATTGCTGTATCAGGAACAATGTCAACGATACGCAATGGCAACGATGCTGTATTTTCAACAGCTACTGAAGGAACGATACCGTTGCTTGAGTTACCATTGTTTGTAGAACCAGCTAAGTTAGAACCAGTTACGTTCAAGCCAACCATGCAAGTTGCAACAGAACCAATAGTTGTACCACCAGCAGCTGTAACAGCAGCAACACGGAACAATGTATCAGGATCATCGCAAACCACAGCAACAGCATCACCAGCTAAAGTGCTTGCTGGCCAGTATTGGCTGAAAGTCTTTTGCTTAGTAACAGGGTTGGTGAAAGAGCAGCCTAAGAACACGCCAATAGTACCGCCAGTTGCATAGCCAGTAATAGCTGTTGCACCAGTAGTCATAATGGAACGAGTAATAAAGCCACGGGAAATACCTACAACATCACCATAAAAAATATTGGTTCCGAAGTTGTACTGGATCTTGATGTTACGAGTAGAACCAGCAAAAACTTGACCACCAATAAGGTTTATAGGCTTAAGACCGTATGGGGCAGAAACGGTAGGATATGCCATTTAAAACTCCTTATTAAGATTGATTACCTCTGCCAAAACTTGTCGTAGATTTCCGTTCATTAAAGATCGGCATCCGCGGGTCGCTTTGGCGCATCAAATTATTATCTACAGCTTCCGTCTGTTTCCGTGTCATATCAGCATAGTAATCCTGCTGCTGTTGCACGAACTCTTCTGGAGTCTTGCAGAGTAATAACCCGCCAATCTCGATGTTGTCTTTAAAACGTCCATCGGGATCAACTAGCATTTTAAATTTCGGTTGCTCTTCGATTCTTACTGGCTCCCAACCCTCTCTGAGTTTGGCAGATAAATTGCGGGGATCAGCTTGATTCAACATAGAAACACGAATCCAACGATAAGCAAAACCAGCCTGTTTATCAGGTTCTGGCAACAACTCAGGAGGCCTCCATGCTTTGGGACGTTCTGCTTGTTGACGATTGCTTACTTCACGGGGAACTCTATTTTCAGCCATTTTGGGACTCCAATTTAGTTAATTCCATAGCATATTGCTCTGGAGAAAGGTTAAATTTCTTAGCCAGAGCCATTTGTGTAGGCGTAAGTCTAATCTTTTTTGGGGATGTTGATCTTGTTGCCGATGCTACAACCGTGCTTGATTTCTTTTCAGATTTCTCAGGCTGTTTAGTTCCTGGCTCTTCCTCAAATTTCTCTGGGAAGCGTTTTTTGATCTCGGTGTCTACTACGTTCCAGTAATGATCGGAGCCTAGTGGGACTCCTTCTTTCTCTAGACGTCTGTGTATACCTTGAGCAAGAAAACTCATATCTTCATCAACACCGTACCACTTGTTTTTGTCAAGCCACGCTTGGGTTTTTGAGTCCAGGCGTTGGGGTTCGGGCTGCTGTTGCTGTATTTTTACTTCATTTTCTTGCCGTTGTAAAGTCTTTTCATCATATTGTGGTGTGTAGCGTTCAATATCACGAGCTTTTAACTTTACATCTGTCAATTTATCTTGAGCTTCTGCTAATCGATCAGAATCTCCAGACTCATAGGCTTCTTTCATTTCCCGCTTTGCCATTTCTAGCTCGCGAGTAATGCCTTCCTTGGCAGTACTGACGTAAACCTTCTCCCCATCGGACAAACGCCCTTTGAGTTGCCTGTTTTCTTCAATAATAAGGTTAGCAACGCGAATTGCTTCCTTATGCTCCCTTAAAGCCTGATCTTTAGCCCTACGCTCATCGTGCATGAGCTTTTTCATTTGAATTAAACGCTCTTTTGCCTCTTGTGAGTAGGATTCTAGGTCATCATTCTCGACTTCATCAGCAATTTCCCGTGGCATAGGTTTTGAATTGACGCGATCTTCCTCTGGAACATCATCTTCAATCTCAATTTCAAATTCTTGCGTTGGTTCGTTGTCAATTTCATCAGGAAATTTGAATTCGTTTTGTGCAATAGCCATCACTATCTCCTTTAAACGCGACTAATACCGCGGGGGTCTTGAACAATACCCTCGACAGAATCATCATTGATTATTCGGAATTCCCTACCGTGGATTTTTAGTCTAGTTCCCGTATTTGGACGCGCTAAAACAAAATCTCCGACTTTGCACCAGGGACCATTTGGGAACCTAGTCTTGTCTTGGTAGCAATCAGGACCCATTTTGACAACAAAAAATACGGTAGAAAGGACTTCTTCCATACGCATAGTGTCATCCGCTTTAAGAATACCGCCAGCGTGTTCTTTTTCAGCGTCTGGAATAGCGCATAAAATGCGATATCCAGAAGGTTCTGGTAGTTGGTTTGCTTTTTCTTCGGGTGTTTCTGGTAATACTGTTGTTGCGTTAACGTCATCGGGGTTTGATCCCAATATCAGTTCACTCATCTGAGTTCTCCAAGTTTTTACGCAAGTCTAATATATTAAGACGGGCGGTGAGCAGACCTGTAATCTCTCCGCACATCCTTTGGTATTCAGCGTAGTCTTTGGCTACGCCTGTACCGAGGGCCTCTTCCAAGTCCCTAACTTTCCCTTCTGCCTGTTTGAGGAGAAGGTCTAGTATTTTGTCGTTCATTTATTTCCCTTTTTTTGTTGGGTTGAGTTATGTTTGAGTAAATCAACTCCCATACGGATTTTTTCCGTATTCATTTGCGCTTTAGCTTGACCAGTTTGCGCGCCAATTCGTAAGCCTTCTAAGCGTTGTTTAGCCTCAAGGTCTGCCTTATCTTTGGCAGTCTTAGCACCAACTTGCATACCAGCAATTTCTTTTTGGGCCATGATTCTGGCTTTTTCAATTTCGATTTGGTCTGCTTTAGCCGAGGCATCCATGACCATTTTTTGCTGTTTAAGCTGAACTTCTTGCTGTTTGAGCTTAAGTTCTTGCATCTGCATTTGGACAATAGGATCATTCTGAGCTTGTTGTGCTTGTTGAGCAGCCATCGCGGTCTGATTCTGGTTAAGCAACTGCTGGGCAACAGGAACAGCCATACGAGCAATCTTCATTTCCATTTCTGGTGACATATTCTCTTCGCCATCTTCTGAATATGGAATCTCAATACCCATTTGTTGTTGCATCTGCCGTCTATATTCCATGCCAACGTGCTCTGTAATGTGGGCTTGCATAGCTTGCATCATCATTGGAGCCTGTGGATTTTGACCAATAACCTGTTTAATCTTAGGATCTTGCATTGCAGCCATATGAACTTTGATATGGGCTTCGTGATCTTGGTACATAAACGCTTTTAAAGGTTTTGACTTTAGGACGTTCATGTTCTCTGTTACTGGATCACAAGGTTTTTCATCTTCTGGCAATGGCACTAACTTAGCAGCGTTCTTAATGCCAATAACACCTAGCATCTGGCGGTGCAAAAACGGTAGGTTGTATAACTGTGGTGCAGTCTGAGCCAACTGTAAAACGGCTTGATACTGAACTACTTTCTGAGACATCGTAGCTGCGTTTGGATCGCTAACTGGAATGACGTTAACCATCGCGTAATCGCGTTTACGCGCTTTTTTATTACCTGTCTCAGGCTGATAATCGTAATCAGCTGGCGCGTTGTTTTCAATAATCTCTTTAAGCAGCTTAAATTCTTGCTTCATAGAGTAGTGAATACGAGCTTGAATCGCAGACATTACTTTAAGTGTGCGCTCTAAGATAGCCAAAGTCGTGCCAACTGGGGATTGGCTAGACATATCAGATACTTTAAGATCACCAGCCGAGGCAAATCTTCTGCCATCTTCAATGATTTGATTTAACAAAGTAATCAAGGTCTGGCTTGGTTCTTTGTATGGCAATGGCATGATGTTGTCTTTCATCGCGCCACTTGGTACGTCTACGTCACGGAATTCACCTGGGGCTATCGGTGTGTCATCGCCTTTGACTCGCAAGCCACGGGTCTTAAAGCCACCTGGCAAGTTGGCAAGTGACCCTGCATCAACCAGCTGCCGAAGTATGGAAGTGCCAGATTTAGCAAAAGCACCGAGAAGATGGACAATACCAAAACAGTAAAAACCGAAACCAGGAATATAGCCATAGTGGACGAAATGCTGTCTCTTTTGATGTTTTTCATCTTCTTCCTTCCAGTTACGTCTAATTGAAAGAATAGTCGCGGTATTCTTTTCAATTGTGACAACGTAAGGTAAAGCGATACCAGTAGGTTCGCCATCTTCATCTGTATGCTCAAAACCTTCTAAGTCAAGGTCAACGTGCATTTCCAAAACCTTAAAACGGTCATCTGTGGATGCTTTAAAGCCTAACTTCTCTGCAATCTTTTTTTCAATTTCATCTAAAGTGTTGATTGGATCACCAAGATCTACGTCCCTGTAAAAGCCTGAGACTTGTAGTTTACGCATCTCATTCTCTGTCTTACGCATCACATGGGTAATGCGTTCTGCAGTTTCAAGGTTAGACGCGCCATAAGGAACGACTAGATCATCGGCTGGAACATACATCGACACCTGACGGCCTAACTGTTGATCTTCATAAACCTTTTTAAAACCGTTACCTGATAAACCCATGCCCCAGAGCATTCTTTCATGTTCTGGGCGATATTCTTGCATGACATCGGTAATCTCATAGTTCATGTCATCTTCGACACGTTGGGCTGCATCTTTTTTCTCTGGGGTTTCTTTGCCAATAATCTGGGTTCTTACAGGACCAGAGGCTGGAAAAGTCTCCATAATTGTTTCAGCTTGGAACTTTACGACTGCTTCGGCTAGGATAGGGTGATAAACACCACAAGCTCCTTCCCAAGGTTCGGAGCGTTCTTCAATTTTTAATCCCAAGAGTTCAAGGCCATCTACATAGGTCTGAATCCAATCTTTGCGAGAATCTACGTCATCTTCAAAACTGTCGATTAGCTCTGATCCCAAAGTCGCTAAGACGCGCTCAGAAATAATTTCGGCAAGGTTCTCACCAAAGTCTTCATCAGCTAAAACTTCAACATCCATTTCGCCTTCGGGCGCGAGTTCAATCTCAATGTCTGGAGCCTCAATTGCAGCTAGTCCTTGTGGGAGTTCGTATAGAGCTTTATCTACTGACATAAATTTTCCTTAAATTAACTTCATTCCACCGTTTAACGGCTTATCTATTGTTCCGCCAGACGCTTTTGTTGTCATATACGTCTTTAGTTCTTCTAACTTTTTGGTTTGTTCTGGCCTGTATTTTAGTTCTTTATTAATACTGTTAGGCCATTGTTTTAAAGCGTATCCGCGCATGGCTGCATCAGTAGCATTCCGAATAGCGTGTTCTACAGGACGGCCTTCTTCTAAGGTTGCGTTGTAATCTAATGCTCGTTTTTCCAAAACCTTTAACTGTTTAGGACTCCAAGTTCCCATTAAATCTTCACGGATTTGGTTTGACATAGGATCAACGTGAAGAAGTTCCCCAGCTAAATCGTGGTGGCTAAATTCCCCTGGCTTTCTAATCTCAATGACATGGCGATCTATTGGAAAATGTTCTGGGCGCGGAGAATCTGGTGGGCCAATTTCACCTACAGGCCATGTTTCGGCATAGCCTTCTCCTTCACCTATTGTCACCATAGGATCATGCTGTTTAATAAAAGGATACTCTTGTATCGCTTTATTAAGAATATTTTCAGAATAATCCATTAGTAATATGCTACCTTTCTGCGAAATTCTCTGGGTTCATCTCGTTCATCCGAAGGCAGGGGAATAAATCCTCCCTTACGGAATCTTAATAGTGCTTGGGTAGTCGAGTCCACTAAGTCATCGTGGTCTGAATTTGGGAACGCAGCAAGCTCTTCCACGACTTCTTCAGCCCATCGTTTTCGGGGACACCAGACTTTACCTGACGCGAATAAATCGGAAATTGCATTAACCCTTGAGATCTTATCATTTCCTCGCGTTGGTGTATATTCCTGCACGGGAACTCCCATCCTTCGCATTTCAAAGATCAGGGGCGCGCCAGAAGCCTTGGCCTCCACGATACACGCATCAGGCTCCCATTCACGGTACATCTGAAAAGCCCGTTCCTTTAATTGGGGAAATTCCATGCGTTCTTTAAAAGCATCTAAAAGAATGATGTTAACGTCATTTACGTCTTCGTCTTTATAAAAAACTCCCCATGTCGTACAGGCAGAATAGTCTGAACGCTCATTCTTAGTAAAGGCGGTATCCCAAGACTGAATAATAAAATTACATTGTGGTGGTCTTTCGTGATCCCATTCCTTCCACCACTCCCTTTTGACTATCGCACCCTCTTCTGAGGTAGGATCTTGTTGGTATTGGGCTTGCCATTTGGGAAGAGGTAATTCATCGCGCAGCGCGTCAAGTTCTTTAAAACTCCAGAACTCAGGCCATAAAGGTCTGCCGTTAGGTAGGATCGCTGGCAGACTAATCATGTCCCAGACTTCCCCGTCCC